TTCTTCTGGTAATCAACTTCAATAATTTTGTAGATTCTGTCGTTCATGTCATACCCCCAGCGCAGATGCTATCTGCTCATGTATTGTTAGATGAACACCCAGCCAATCGTAAAAATCATCCTCCACATTCCAATCTGCGTCTAGCAACTGAAACGGGTTGTCCAAGACTAGGATGGATGCCAGCGACTGATGTTCCTGGTTGTGCACAAACAGCCAATCATCCAGGTTGTCAGTGTTGGCATCTATGATGGGGTACTTGGGGTACGAGATGTTCTGGTCAGCAAGAATCTGGGAGAACAACCTGTGCTGCACGCCGTTCTCAAACAAGAACTGCCCCAGGCCGTCTTTGTCGCCAAACCGCACGTAGGACAAGTCATTCATGTTCATGGTTTTTTCCTAAACACTTCATCCCGCAACAGCACGTAAGTGCGGAATATGGTGAAGAGAAGAGTCGCCCACAACACAGCATCCGACAGGGTGAAGTGCCCGAGAATGGTTCCTATCCAAACAATGATGAGGTCTGTGAAGGAAGTGTTGTGTGCGTCTTGTTCCATGAGCAATTACTCTGCATTTATGTGATGTTTTCTATTAGCTGTTCCAAGGAAGCGGTGGTATTACTACAGGTGGGTTAATTTGGTTTTGAATCTGCTGTTCAACAGCCGCTTCTGTTGCCGCTTGGTCAACACCGTTGACCCATATCCATCCTAGCACTTGGTCTTGGGTCAATTCGGCATAGGGCGTAAATGTGCCAGTAGGAGTTGGCACGCTGCAAGTGGAATAAACAGAACCGTTGTATGTCCCGTCTGTGCCGGAACAAGTCCAGTGAACGGTAAACACTACATCAGTATTGCTTTCATCTTGAGGATAACAATCCATTGTTGTTACTGTCCAAGTGTAAGTAGTCATAGTTGTCCTTGATTAAACCAAACGATAAAGAACAAAAGTGTTTGCCGCTGTTCTGCGGATGCGGAAGTGAGCAGATGCACCAATAGCAATGGTCAACGAACCCAATGATGTAACGCCTGTATTTACAGCCATTGTGATTATTCCCGATGCGGTGTTGATGACAAAGAAGTCATACGCAATGTTTGTGGTTGCCCATGTAGCCAATGTCTCTAGTGTTGTACCCAGCGGCATCGTGATAGTGTAGGTCGTACCCGTAGCACTAATGATTTGGCCTTGAATATTTGCATTGGTCAGCGTTGTTGCTGCGCTGACGGCGGCAGGCGCAGGCGCGTAGGGCATGACTGCGCCCGCTTGCACTTGCAAGTTACCGCCGGACTCAATACGCATCCGTTCTGTGCCGCTTTCTGTAAATATAAGGGCGGCGCTAGTACCGTAGTTTATGGTTGAGTTACCATCATCAGCAGCATATAACCCAAAGTTTTTTCCAGAAACTGTGTTGTTAATCTGAACTCTTGTGTTAGCTCCAGAGCCAGATAGCGTAAGAAGTCTTGTAGGAGAAGAAGTGCCAATGCCTACGTTGCCAGCGTAAGTAATACGCATCTTCTCTGTCGGGGCTGCACTTGTGGTATTCGTAGAGAAAATCAGGTCATGCCCGTTACCCGCCACCGTTGTTTCTGCCGCAATGACAGCACCGCGATAGTTTGCGTTGGTTGTTGCAACCGTGCTGGTATACGCAGACATCCCGATGTTCACCGAGTTACCTGTTGCGCTAGACGCGTTGGTGTTACTTAACAGCAAAGATGCACCAAGCCCTGCTGCGTTGTCGTAGTTAACGTGAAGACTGGTTAATGGCGCAGTAAGGCCCATACCAACGCCGCCAGCAAAATAGTTTAGTGCCGTGCCAGATGCGTAAATGTTCCACTTGTTTGTACCGCTGGAAACTAAGCTAGTGATGCCGTAGTTGTTGGTTCCTTGAGTTTGATTTGCAATGTACAAACCATGCAAATTGGTTACAGTGCTACCAGCTCCTTTAGTAGCGTTTGCGGCCCAAAATCCTGCTACATCCGTTACAGTAAAAGCTGCAGCCTGAGTATTCGGGACGCTGATAAATCCGCGCACAGCGGCTGTTGCTGTGGAGTTTGCTGTAAAAGCTGACCGTATGCCCTCTTGGGTGGTGTTACTTGCTGTGCTGGTTCCAAGAATGTTGATTGAGCGGTCAGCGGTTGCCGCACCACCAACTCCCATGTACCCGTTCACCGTCACGGTGTCATCAGTTGCATCGCCAAGGGTAGTGTTTCCAGATACAACAAGAGTAACCACGTTAGCAGTGGTCACATTGGCAGTTGTAATAACTGCTGTGCCAATGTTGGCAGTCGTTACGTTGGCGGTGGTGACTGTGATTTTTGTGAGGGTCACATTACCCGTGCTGACGGTCACGTTGGCAAGCGTCAGGCCGTCTAACGTGGTAGCCGTGTTGCCCAGCGACACGGTGGTTGTACCCAAAATGACGTTGGAGTTGGCAAGGTAGTTGTTGGGGAATGTAGAACCAACACTGGTGATGATGACGTTGCCCAGCGTCATGTTGTACGCTGTGGTGATGGTAGAACCCAAGGTGACGGCGGTGTTGCCAATGGTGATTGGCGTGCTGAAGTTGGTGTCAAGGTACGACAGGGGAATAGACCCTGTAGCACTTGCAAAGGTATATGGAACTGCCATGTTAGAACCTCACTCTCAATTCATGTTCAAATTCAAACGTGTTGACCACAAAACCAGCACTGTTGCTGGTCATTGTTAACCCCAAATATTTGCCGTACTGCTGGGCATCTGACTTGTACAGGTTGTAACCGCCAGCAGACAACCAAGGAATTGTCGTGCCAAACGCATTTGTCCAGGTAACAATAGCACCGCTGTTGTTTATCCAACCTATTTGCGTGTTGGTCAATGTGTAAGACGGGCTGCTACCGTACTCGCTGTCCACGGTGACAACGAATGTGGCTGCGTTGGTCAGCGTGGCCTCTATTCCAAATTTCAGAGCTTGCTTGGTACGGATGGGGTCGCCCATAGGCATAAGAGCCGTGCGGATAGTTGTAGCCACGTTGGCGGTGGCATCCCCGTAGAGCTTGTACAACGCCGTGTCTGTTGTGCCGTAGAGGTTAATCACGCCGCCCAACGGGGAAGAAGTGATATACGTCAACGAACCCTGGCTGGTGATGAACCATTTTTTCTCAAAAAACACCGCTTGGATAGGTCGTGCAGAAGACAGCGGGTCGTTGTAGGTGAAAGAAAACGCCGCGCACAAGATGCTGTTTAGCAACACCTGGCCTGCGGTGACGGGCTTGGTGAAGTCTATGTACGGGAAAATACCGTCCAACTGGTCGGAAATCTTGCTGGTGGTAGAACCAACCAGGGCGTACATGCCGTAGTCGTTCATAAACAGAACCGAGCGAAAGTACGGGAACACCGAATACAGCCGCTTTGTACCAATACTGGCGCTGACGTTGGTGTTGGTAAATAGGGTTACACCTGTGCTAGACACCCGCAAGTCAGAGAATACGTTAATGCTGTCATCACCAAAGATGTACAGAAAGTTGTTGGCAGACAGAAGTCCTTGTATGTTGCCGTGCAGAGTTGAGTCTGTCAGAGTAAATGACCCAGCCGATATAGAGGTAAAGTCATTGATGTTGGTGGCAGAAGAGTAATACACCGTCCTGCCAGCAGCTACCCATGCTCTGCCAGAAAATGTTGCTACATCAACAATCTGGCTGGTGTTAACAATGGCTGTGGCAGTTGCACCCGTACCTGGTGTGCCGCTGCTGTCGGAAATAATTACTGTTACGTTGGACGCAGAAGTGTATCCAGCGCCTGCATTGGTCATAATGACTTGGGTAATCTGACCACCAGACACGATGGCGTTTCCTATAGCCCGTGTTGTCCAGCCAGTAACATCGCCAATAGTGACCGTGACGTTGGAAGAATTGGTATAGCCCGTGCCCAAGGTGTTCATCACTACAGACACCGTTCCTGTCTTAAACGTGACCAGAGAAGCCACCGCTGTAGCACTGGTAGTGGCTCCACCTCCGCTGATGGTCACAGTAGGCGCTGCCGTGTAGCCTTGACCACCGTTGGTGAGGGTGATGGCAGTGACCACGTTGGAGGTAACAGTGACCGTTGCTGTGGCTTGCACATTGCCGCCTGTTTCTTGAGGGGCAGAAATAGTGATGCTAGGAGTGCTGGTGTAACCTGCGCCAGCGTTTCTGATGCCAATAACACCTACAGCGCCAATGCTAGACAAGTTGCCTCCGTCCCAAGAGAACAAGCCATTGTCAGGGTCGCCGATGATGACGTTCTGGTTCTTGTACTGCGCGGTGGTAACTCCAGCAGCGGAAAACGTGCCTGCTGCGGCTACATTGCCTTTTGTGCTGGTGGTCAGGTTGAAGTATTCTGCCCGCCCGTTGGACTCAAACCCCAGCAAGTAATCGCTGACGTTGATGTTAGCAGAGGTCAGGGATGTGACCGTGTTGGCAAAAGAGACTGCGCTGTTGCCAGAGTCTTTGACCGTTGTCTGTGCTGGAATGACTTTGATGTTGCCGTGCCCAATAGGCATGGCGTTCTCTATCCAGGCAAATTCATCCTCTTTAATAGCCGTTCTATTGGCTTTGGTGTTAAGAGTTGTGAAATTCTTAACAACAGCATAAGTCTTCTTTTGCTCTGCTGCTGCCATGATTAGTACGGGCTAGAGTATGGGTCGGGAATGCGGCGCGTAAAGACAGAGTTCTGAACAGCATTGACATGCTTCATGTACTCTTGCTTGTAGATTTCAGCCTCACCGTAGCTCTGCTCTTTGTACTTGGCTTTATAGGCTGCGTAGAAGGGCACAGGCGTTGTGTAAGGGTCGTTGATGGGGTCAACATCGTCAGGCGTGGATTGGCTCAACGGTGTGGGCAAAATGGTGGTGTCAATCTCAATCGCATAGGATTGGTCTGGCACAGGAGCAATGTAAATCTGCTGTTGACCGTAGACAGAGAAACAGATGGGCCTGCCAACATAGTTCTGCCAGTAACGTAGCTGGGCGTTGAAGTTGCTCCAAGGCAAATAGCGCAGCGGAATGCGGCTGTTGCCCCAGTACAAGGTGATGTTCAGAATGTCCAGCGTCGTGCCGTTGCTCAACGTGGCGAACGGGATGATTTCAGCGGGGCCGGAATACTGAAGTGTGGCTGTACCGTTGGTGAACGGCGTTGACGGTGGAAACGTGCTGCCAGATGCGGGGTATGGAGGCGCTGTATCTCCGAGAGTTCCACCAGATGTTACCTGGTAGATGAAGATGTTGGAGAAAACATAGTCACCAGTGCTGACTGCGGTGTTGGCAGCCCAGATGGTGGCAACATTTCCAGAAGAAGAGATTGGAGTAGAGCTTATTTGCAGTGTACGCAGGCAACCAGTGTCCCGCGCAACCCTCTCCCGAGCATCGTTGATATAGTCGGTTAGCTCAGAGGTTGACCAGAAAACAGAGTTTGCATCATGCAATAGCCTCTGGACATCTGTGATGTAGGAAGAAAGTGTTGCCATGTTGCTTCCATTTTATGCCGCCCTTTGCGTAACTTTTCCCCCCACGGATTTTTCAATCCGCAGAGGTACTACGCTAACCGCCGAGGGTAAGGAGCGGTTCTGCTCTGGTTGCTGCTCAGAGATGTCAAACTGAGCCAGCAATTCCAATCCTGTCGTTAAATCTGCGTGGGACTTAATCCATCCCAGGCGGGCAAGGAAGTGTTCCTTGTTAGGGTTTCCATAACCAAACACAT